GTTTCCCAGTCACGATCGGGGGGAGACGAACCTTTTTATTGCGTCCCGAGGACGTATTGGCAGAAGAACGAGAAACCCCTGCAACGGCTTGTTGCCGTCTGGGAGAAACCGAACCTCCGTTAAATTTATGCGGAAATTCATTCCGAATTCTGTTATCTAGCTCAGTATAATAATCATCTGAGCCGCCGTCAAACCCTTCTTGCTCTACCATCTTTTTATGTATTCCAAAAGTAGCAAAAGTCATAGTTTCGTCTTTACCAAACCATTCATTTCGAGAAGCCCACTCTTCCGCTTTAGGATCAGGACGTTTAGGCTGTTGGACCTGCGGCTGAACCTGCTGTTGAACTTGCTGCTGAACTTGTTGCGCCTGTTGTTTTTCTAAATTTAATTGTTGTTCATGAGCATTTTTAGCCTGATCATAACGATCTTGTTGAACCGCTAATCGACTTAATCTTTTCTGAGCTTCTACAGTAGCCTCGGCATCGCCTAGTTCTACCGCTCTTTTTAAATCAGCCTCTACCTGTCGTTGTTCTACTTCTAAACGACCCCCATGTTCGGTCATATAACCTTGATCTAAATTTTTTAGTCGTTCTTTTACTTGAGTAGACTCTTGTTGTACGCTTTGAGCATACCGAATAGCTTCTTCTCTTTGACGCTCCGCTTCTCTCATTTTTTTGGTCAAAGCATTAATTCTTTTTTCTGCCTTGCTTATGTGAGCTTCGTGTTCGTCTTCAGAAACCACCGTTTCTATATTTTCAGCCTCTTTAGGAGCCGCAACCTGCACTTCGGTGTCTTGCTCTCCTTGCAAGTCTAATTCAACTTGAACTGCGGTTTCTTTTCTTTCTGCTTGTGCCATGTTTTTCTCCTAAAAACTTATAATATCTTCGGGGTCTGCAATAGACGCTAAAACTTCATCATCATTTAAAATGCGAACTTCCCCGCCTTCTATACGAAACCTAGATCCCGCATAACGTGCAAAGATTATCCAATCTTTTTCTTGGCACCACGGTTCCGAAAACTTTTCTTTGTCTCTATAAGCTAAAGGACCTACTTTTAAAACATAACCAACCACAGTCTGAACTTGGCCTTCCTCTAAAACTTTTTCGGGTAAATGAATACCTCCCGATGTTTTTGCCTTACCTCGATAAGGCAAGACTAACAACCGCCAACCCGTAGGAGACGGCATTCGATCAAGAAGAGGTTTGTCTATTAAATTAGGATTTAATACATCGTCGTCTTTAGGCGTATACGCCTGTTTTAATTGTGTTTGTGTCATTCTTGCTCCTGTTTTTCTAGCAGGCCCGAGAGTTCCTGTAGTATAAAATTAAAAGCAATAAGTTCGCCCATAAGCTCCCTATACTGCTCCATATTGCTTAGTCCATTGTGCTCTAAAACGTCTAAAATAACGGTCTTTCGTGCTTTTATAGATCTTTGAACAAACTGAACTACGTCTACTTCATCCATTGCCATAATTAGGAAAAACTTCTAACTCCGTGTTTATCAATTATCAATGCTTTTTTTCGTGCTGGAATGCCCACTTCATTTGGCACAGAAATATGAACCCAACTATTGTATTCGCATATAACCTGATCATAACTTATACCAGATTCTATAATTTTAGCAACTGCTAAACTTGGGCTGACCCCGGATATGCGTATATCCGCGGCACATCCTTTCATATGCTGCGAGGTATCTTTTGATCCCACAGCACGATTTAGAGCTTTACACCGAAATCCTGAGTTTATAAATATAGGGACATCAAAATAATTGCGTATTTCTTGCAACATATACGCTAAACGACGTAAGTTGCTTAACTGCACATCATCCGGTTCATTTTCAATATTTTTTCTAGCTGCCGTTTGAGAAGCTGTTAATTCTTCCAACGAAAAATTAGCCGTTAGCTGCATAAATTAACCCTTTTTTAGGCTGTTGATTGTTCTTCAAACAACGATTGTAAATACTTTCTTGCACCCTCATTGAAAGAAGACCCTCCAAGATCAACGTCTCTATTTCTTTTTTTAACAAAAATTCCCATTTTTTTCTAAATACTAAAACTTCATAACTTAAAAAAGGATCGTCCCAGTAAATGTTTATTTCGTGTAATTCAAAACCTTCTTTAACCTTATCATAAACACGCATACCAAGATAGGTTCGTTCTTCACAATAAATACGATGATCTTCTTCTACGAGGTTTGTTTCTTCCGTTTTTTCAAAAACGTAAAAAAGAGGTAACGCCCCTAAAAAAAATAAAACAACGTAAAATCGAATCATTTTTTAGACATATATTTAGAAACCGCCCTAGAACCAAACCAAAAAGACAAAATTACACTAAATATTCCTTGTGTCTCAGGAGTCCACATTAACAAAACTGCTTCTTGCCAATCTCCCCCAGATTCTAAAACTTTTACCATAATAACTATCTCGGTAGCGATGAAAAGGGCCAAAAATAAATAAGTAACCACAGGACGCACCGAACCTCTGAGAGCATCCACAAATCCACCGCTGCCTGACAAAGACTTTGAATGTTCATACAAACCTTTCGTCTCTTCTATATCGGCTTTTTTGTCTAGCTCATGTAAACGCAACTCACTTTGTCTTGCCATAAGTTCCGTTTGGAGCTTCATTTTTTCTAAATCTTGCTTGTGTTGTTGATTGGCTTTGAAATAATTTAATATTTCTGGCAAAAAAGAACTGCTAAAACCTAAAACAGATCCTAGTAAACTCATCATTTTTTATGCCCCTCTTCTAAAAAATCAAGTGCTTTTTGTTTAGAAACAAATTCTTTTACCAAGCTGTTGTTAGGGATTTCTCTATCATTTGTAGTTACTCTCCAATTACCTCTCCGGTCTACATACGCTTTCCAAAAAACCTCTTCAGTCATCCAAAGTAAGGCATAAAGCCTCCAACACCTCCGTACAACATAGAAGAAAAAGGAGATTGACTAAACGGAGAAAGCTGACCAAACGGCGATTGACCAAACGGGGAAAAAGACTGTCTGCTACTGTAACCAAAAGGATTATTTCCGTAGGAAGAACCATATCCTCCAGAAGAACCATATCCTCCAGAAGAACCATATCCTCCAGAAAAAGGACCCGATATTAAACTATTAATGTTACTGAATTGATTATTTAATCCGCCAAACTGACCCTCTAAACGAGTTATTCTATCTTCAATCGACATAGGTTGAGAAGCCATCGGATCACCTCCGGTTACTCTAGGGTCTTCTTGAACATTGCTTACCCCTGATGGCGACATCGGATACCCTATCACCGGAGGAGGGGGAGCTATAAACTCCTCTGGCAAGGGATCTACTAAAGGAGAAGGGGGAGGAATTGGTATGTCAATAGGACTCATGTTAACGTGACCTGCTCATATAAGCTTGTGCTCCAAAATAAAAACCCACAATAGACGCTTGTCCTACATAAAACAAACCTAAAAGATCCGCTAAAGCTGCTACACGACTTTCGCTAACTAACGGAGTAAACAATAATAAAGTAAAAACCACCATACTTGCAATAGCTGTCCATGACATCTGCTTTTGAGCATGACTTTTTTCTTCTCGTAACTCTAAATCTATCATTTCTTTAGATCTAGAAATTTCGTCGTCCGTTACCGTACCGTCATGGTCCAAGTCGTAATTTTCGTATTTACTTGATTCTTCAAACTTTTTTTGTTTCATGTGGAACAGTTCTTCTAAAGGCACTACAAAAATAGTGCTCATCTTTTAACAAATTGTAAAACGACCTCCACGTTGCGCCGCACCCATGCCACGCTTTTTTCCGGTAGTTGTTTTAGCTTTTCCAATACTCGGAGTTGTTTCTTCAACCAGTTTTGCATAAGGTATGCTCCCTTGTCCTTGAATTTCCGCTGCATTCTTTGCTTTTGGGGCCTCTTTTGCAGGTCCACTAACTATTCTTACCCGAGACAACATTATTGTCCTCCTTTTTGTCTAAGTTTTAACAGTTCTCTTTCATTAGTAGCTTGTATTCTAGCCTGTGTTTGCCTCTCTTGGCTACTAACTCTTTCATTAAACTGCCTTGATCTTTCTGCCATCTTTTGTCGCTCTAAACCAAGTTTAGCCTGATCATCCATTGTGTCGGATTGAACTTGCTGTTGTTTAATCTGCAACTCCTGTTGTTTAAGCGCAACCACCGGATCTGTTCCGTCTTGACCAATTCCTGCAATTTGAACACTTAACACTTTAACATTTTGCATTTCTTGAGCAATTAACTGTGCGGTTAAAGCTTCTAATTCTAACATTTGTTCTTCAGAAGCCGCCTGTCCTTGGTTCTGTTGCATAAACACAATAACCGCTTGTTCTTGTGCTTTAAGACGAGCATGTTCCATAACATGTTTTTGCAAAGCTATCGCCACATTAGGCATTGCCTGCACAATAGCTGAAGTGCCAAAAGTTAAGTGAGCTATAATATGAGCATCATGGTCCTGACCTTCAAAAGCTTTTAACTCCGTGCCCTCTAAAACATCCATGTTTTCTAACGCCGGATCTTTAGGAATAGGGTCTGCACTAGACGGAGCTTTTAATATTCTATCAATATCTCTAACCCCTAACGCCTCATACATTCTTCTAAAAGCTTCATACATATTATGTAACTCAGGAGCTTGTGCCGCTAACTGCATTTGTGTTTGGGCCAAAGCAATACGTTGTGCCTGAGAAAAAATATTAGGATTGGATACCGGAATAATATCTACTCTTTGATCAAAATCCCGTGCTTTAATCGACTGTTCGGCATTTTCAATTGTGTACGGATACTCTTCCGGCAAGTAATCAGACATTACCTTTGCTAACAATTGAAACTCTTGTTTCATAGCATAATGAAGCCGTTTATGAACAGCACTCATAACCCGAGTGCCTTGCTCCAACATAGCTACTGTAGTTCCTACCGCTGCTTGTTGATTGCCATCCCCTACCTTTAAATCAGTAATTGTTGCAAATCGTTGCCCCGCTTGAACCACAAAACCTAACAATTGAAATAATGTCGGATCTGGCCCTTTAAAAGGTAAAGGCATCAAGCTGTCTCGTATAGCTCCTCCGGGAGCATCTACATCCCTAAACTCTCCGGGTTGTAAGGGGTCATCGTCATCCCTGATTCTCAGCCCACGAGCTTTAAATCCAGCAGGAAGATTAGACAAAGTTCCCGCATCAATTAACTGTCGTAAGGCTGCGGTTGCGGTGCGAGATAAACCACCAATCGTGTGAATCAAACCTAACCCGTAAAAACCAAAACCGGGCAAGAATTTGTAGTGAACAAAATATTGTATCTTTCCTTTTTTAGGATCGTCTTCCCCGTAATTTCTTCTTATGGAAAGAACCTGACCGTTATCTTCGCTAATCGATACAATGTAAGGAACTTTAATTCCAGTAGGTTCCCCATCTTTATCTGTTTCTTCGTATCCTTTTAAATCCAGATCCACATGACATTCCAACACAGTGCAATCGTAATCAATGTTAGAAGGTTGTACTCCGTCAATGTAGTTAATTTCATCCGTAACACTGCTTGTGCCCGTTTGTGCCGGAATCACAGGAATGTCTCGGTAAAAACCCGCAATTTGTCTTTTGCGAAGATCGTTTAATGACATTCTAACGACTTGCGTTATGTTAGGACAAGTTTCTAAATCATTAGCTTCATAAGGAACAACAAGGTGTTCTGCGGGAACAAATTTACTAACCGCTCGATCCATGTTTTCATCGTAATATACTTTTTTAAACGTGCTACCTGCCAACGGCAAATAAAACAACATTTGATCAAACTCCGGCGTATACTCCTCCATCACTGTGGTGATGTAATAGTTCATAAATTCACGAACCCGTTTAGCTTGTTCTTCTTTTTCACGAGTAGGAGAACCAAGAATAGTAGTGCGGACAGGCCCCATTGGAGGCAATAGCTCATTAAAAGCTTGTGCTTGAAACTGCGTTGCCGCTTCTGCCAACAAAGGATGTGTTACCCCGGTTGCTCCACGAAACGGTTGTGTCCGCTCTTCGTAATTAAATCCTAATAATTCAAGACCGTTTGCATAAGCTTCTTCCCAATCTTTTCGAGAAGCTTTATTAGATTCAAAATCCCCAATTAAAGAACTGGAAATTCCTCCCAATTCTGAATCGTCCATCTCTTCAGCAAGATTACGAAAAAAGTCCTCCTCATCAGAAGCTTTATTCAAAGAGGGGTCCATATCGACAACAGCCCCTCCATCGTCCGTGGCTTCAATTTCAATCCCATCAGGGATAGCATCTTTTACCGGAAATACCGAGGCAGGCATTTCTATCTCAATATCATCCAACGCTTCCGCTACATTTGGATCGTCATTCTGCCTTTCTACTAAAGATACTGGGGGTTGCTGTGCCATAACTTTTCCTTATAATGTTTGCTACATTATTCTACTGAAACATGTTTCTTGCAACCGAAGATAATCCGCTAACCCCTCGGGGTTGTTGAAACATCGTCCGCGCTATTTCGTTAAGAGTCCCAATGCCCCGCTTACGGACCACGCCTCCTTGGGCAAAAGTATCTTCACTCTCTTCCTTATCTAAAGTCGATAAAGCTCCAGCCCCTGCTGCGGTGCCCACGGCAATATTAAATAAAGACTGCCCTTCCTTGGCTGCTTCTTTCATTTCTGGAGTAATTTTAATCAGAGTTGTTCCAAGCGGCACCACAGACTTTCCAATTTCCGCATCAATTAATTCACTATTATATTGTTTAGCGTACTTCTTTAAAACACTAGGGATTTTACGATCATAAACCGTTTGATACATTTTTCTGTAATTTCCTTTACGTCCTTCAACCATACCTTCACCCCATTTTGCAACCAAAGTTTCTGATTTAGGAACCATGACATAATCATAACCTTCATCGACTGCCGTTTTCATAAGTTTCTTCAACGCCAACTCGTGCCAAGTATCTTGCCAAGGATTGGGAACATTTGTTTCCGGTCCTTTTATTTGGTTTAGTTTTGCTCTAGCTAAAATTAAAGTGTTAGATAAACGATTTTCACCATAAAGAATAGAATTTAATCTTGGATTCTTAGAAAACGCTCCATATAAAGAGGACATGGGGCCGGATCTGTTTTGCAAAGGTTCGTTTTCAAGATGTCTTATACCGTTTGCTAAAAGCACAACTCGGCGACTAACTTGTTGTGGGGTCTGTGACTTATCAAAATGACTTATCTCCTCTATTATATTTCTAGCGACTATATCGATTATCTTTTCTGATTGTGTTACAGGGGATAACTTGTTAGATTGAAACTTTCTAAGTTCATCTGAAAGGTATCTAAGGTCATCTAACAACGGAAGCACATCTGCTTCTATAATTTTTGTTTTTTGCAACCCTCTGCTGATTGCCATTGCAAGATCCGATTGAATTTCATCAGCGTATAAAACCTTGTTGCTTGCCGGAAGATCCCCCCTCGTTGTGGCAATAGGTCCATCCCAGTCAGAAGCCATCACACTCGACACCACCGTGTCATCTGTTCTTTTAAAATGATGTTGAAAATCTCCAACTTCAGGGGAAGTTATTAAAATCTCCCTGCGGTTAGGTTGATTTGTGAAACCATCATAAGTAGGATAGTCAGTTGATATTTTATCAGTCAAAGCATATTTATCCATCTGCTCTAAGCCAGCACCTTCAAGAGAAACAAGCCCTTGTTCTTCTAAATACTGTCTTGTTTGTATTTCAGCTTCTGCTAAATTATCTTCACTAACAACGGCTTCCCCATCTGAATCCTTTACTACTTTATCCGCATCCAGCCCATCACCTCTTCTTAACTGCCACGGCATATATTCGCCACCTCGGAACAAAGTAAATGGTTCATCATCGTCTATCCTTACACGCACTCGCTGGTATACCTGCTCAGGATCGCTATAATGTTCTTTAGCTATCTCGTAAACAATGGAATCAATTTTATCTTCAAAATTTCGGGTATTTCCATCGACATCAATAAATTCTGTTTTGTTTTCATCAAAAGCCTTTAAAATTGCTGCCTTGTTAAAGGCTGCCTCTCGATCCAATTTCGGGCTTAGTGAATATCCTCCTGAAAGATCTCTTTCTAATTCCCGTCGAACAAGATCTCTTCGTTCTGTTTTAATATCCTCTTCAAAATAATCTTTATCACCAACAAGCAAATCATCAAAATCTATCTTCTCAGTTTCATTGAAAAAACGGTCTCCGCTGGGGTTAAGCTGAAATGCTGATGCTTTGTTTTCAACAACGTCAACCGTAAATCGCTTGTCATTAAGATGCTGTACAAAGTCTTCTTTAGTAAATTTAGAATCTAAATTCAGACCCATTGCCTTTATTTCATTATTAAAAGACTTTTCCGGGAAACCTTGTTTTTTAGCCATCGTCCTCATCTCATCAACAAACTCTTGCCCGGTTCCCTTACCACGTTTAATTAACGGGATCGTTTCCTGCACAACGCTGTAAAAACCCTCGGGGTCAACGGTTCTGGAAGAAGTTGTAACTTTTGTTGTCGTAGTTGGACCTTCTGGTACTATGTTAAGTCGTGATTGAAACATGTCAGGGATCAGACGTTCTGCTGCAAGAAGCCCTTCTTGTGAAAGATACTTCCCGGCCTGCGGTCCGAATTTAGAAAGAACTTTAGCTCCTTTAACGGCTGCCGCTCCAGACACCGGACTAAGAAATTCTCCAACCTGAAAAGGAACTCCTTCCGTTTCTTCCCGAGTCAGCAACCCTTTTTCGATACCAAATTCTTTAACATCCTCCGTAGTCGGCAACTGCCGTAAGGTCTGTACAGGTGCCCGTAAAAAAGTAGGCATGTATGGAATATAATCGGCAACTCCTTCGGACATAGAACCAACGTCTCCGAGCAAGCCTAAAGTTCCAGCTACCGCGCCTTTTTCGGCCTCAATATAAGTTCGCGGATCTTTAAAAGTTTCCGGGATATCCGCAGTAGCCTGATCGGCCATGACAACGCTTGGGTCGGGATATTCAACCACCCGTCGAAACATGTTTTTAGCGCGATCCGCTAAAGATGCAATACCGGATTTAGGTTGCTCTGCCATAATCAATAATTTTGATTGTATTGTATGGAATAACGACCTTG